ACCGAAAGAGTATCAGGTTCTGAAGCGGAACAAAGGTCTCTAATAAGTTCTTTATTAGTTACCCGACATTTCGCTTCAGCCGTGTAAAAAGTTTCATACGCGGCCTCTCGACGATCTATTTCAGGAACGTCGAAAGGAAACTTCTTTAAGAGACTGGTTAGCTGGTAGAGCGCCCGAAAACCGGGTAACCCTCCAGCGACTAGATTAATACTCTGTAAATCCAACTCTGCAGGAAGTTCTAGAAGTCTCATGACATCACGCTTTCGTATGATGTTCATAAGCTTCTTAAGAAATTCTTCATGCAGATAACCTTGTAGGTCTTGCGCTAGAGCGGTAAGAATTCTCCACGGATAATTCCGCGGAAGTCTTAACCTAGGAATAGTTTTCACTAGGCCCGCCCCTGACGATGATCCAATCGCCAACGCTGTACTGCCATCGTAAGAGGTTTAACTGATGACCGATCAAAAATAAAGTCATGAGTCTCCTCGTATCGACGGAAAGCGAACAGTTGGGAAAGAAACATGCTTGTTATCTCATATTCGCAGTTGCGAAACATGAGAGAGGACTTCGTACCATTATATATCAGATTTTGTTCTTTTATATAATTGGCGAAATCGTAAAAAGCATTTCCCAAACACAATCTCAAACCCCTTCCAGGTAGGTCGCCGTACGCGCAGCCATTTCGGAGCAGTTGGCTTATAACCAATGCCCCATTCGGTTCCGCGCATGCGAATTCTACTTGAACGAGTTTGGGTTGTGATCCGCGAGTACCGGTGCACCTTCTTGGTATAACAATACAAGACGACGCATCGACAAAAGCGTGATACTGTCCGTCTCCAGAGGCTACAAAAAAGTAACCATAATCTGGAGAGGTAAAAAGTGTCCTTAATTGGCATCTTGGCCCTCTTTTCAATACATTATATATGTGCGACATTTATTTGTCCTCCATATGCTGAATTGAATCAACGGAAAAGGTTTAACTTAAACCTGACCATTGTTATGAACGAGGTCCATAACAGTATCATTGTCACGTAAAGCAACAAGATATTGCCTAAGCTCTTTCTTCTGAGCCGAGGTAAGTCCCACAGGGAACGAATCAATGACTTCAGTGGTAGCGGTAACTTTTATAGTTTCACCGTTAACACCAAGCACCTCAAAGTCTCTCGAATACTTTTGAGAAGACCTCTGTGTGCCTTTAAAATTGCCATTGATTTTAGCTGGAACACGAGTAAAGACTAAAGTCTCTTTACTGTCCACGGTATGAAGATCGCCGTAGTACAGACTCTTGTTCGGGTTAATGTTACTGTCGAAAGTGAAAACTTCACTTACCGGCGTGGCGTTGTTTAATTTATCAACGCTCAACGTGATTGTAGTACCGAGCATGATTTGCTCCTCCTGTACATCTGAGGCCACAAAGTGCCAACATCAGTATATTCTACTTTTGTTAGCAAT